TGCTTTGCTTTTAGATATTGCACCAAGTGCCTCGAGGTTTAAATCCATGTCTAAGAACGGTTCTGAAGATTTACCAAGTCCCATAAAATTGACATTGGACCGGGTACCGAGGACATCGGATAGGTTTCCACCTAATTTAGAATACAGTTTAACGATTGCTTCGATAGTTGTTTTTTTAGCCATAATACTTTACTTCTCCTCGTACAATAGGTTCATCTTGATAATCTTCAGGATGTCGAACCAAACCACCCTGTCTAATTCTCATGATGGCTTGTGTCGTACTGTCGACATAGTCATCATATTCTTCAAATGGGAAAGAAGCACATTCTTCAATTACTTCCTGTGCAAAGTGTTCATGCATAGGCGCCCAAATTTTGCCGCTCTCAAAAAGAGGGGCAACAGAGTTTAATCTTGTATGTTTATCATTTCCTCGGCTAGGAGTAAAGTTAATAACAGGTATATCCATTTGTCTAAGTTCGTGGGTCAAAGGTAGTCCTGAAGCTTTTGCCTCGACAATTACCATGTCAGGATTCCAGTCCCGGTATTCCTGTAATGCTACACGCCGGAGTTCTGGAAAGTCATACCGGTCTTTAAATGCGTTAAGCAGTATTATATTTTGTCCGTCGGCCTCGGTCGTAAAGACTCCCCACGTAGTTATAGCACTAAAGTCAGAAGATGCTTTCTTAGTAAATGCTGTATCATAACTTTGTATAATATAATCTAAAGGTGGTGGATACTTAGCCTTCCAGTCACACCACCATTCTCTTTTTAAAATTGCTCCTTCTTCAGCAGTCGGGTTCTGCATATATTGAGCCAACCAGTTTGAAACGGGGATCGAGGCTTTAGTTTTAAGTAATTCTTCCGATGTCCAAAATTCTGGCCATACAGGTTTGCCATCAGGTAATATCGCAGGCAGTTCTACAACTTCCCATTGATCACTCCCTTCTTCGGATTGAGCTTTTAATAATTGACCCGTTATATCTTTTGTAGACCATCTAGTCATTACAACCACAATTGCACCACCAGGCTGTAAACGTTGACGTGGACCTGACGTGTACCAATTCATTGCTTTGTCAAAAGCTTTACTGTCTTTTCTAATATCTTGTTCTTTGTGTGGATCATCAATAATTAATAAGTTCGCACCACGACCTGTGATTGCTCCACCAACACCGGCTGCAAAGTATTCTCCACCTTGATCGGTTTTCCATTTCCCTGCTGCCTGACTATCTTCTTGAAGTCTAGTTGCAAAAAGTTCTTTGTAGTTTGATTGATCAACTAAGTTTTTAGTTTTACGACCAAAGTCTATCGCAAGATCTGCTGTGTGTGTTGCTTGAATAATTTTTAGTTTAGGATCTTTTCCAATCATCCATGCCGGAAGTAAGTATGAAGCAAACTCCTACTTTGTATGTCTTGGCGGCATATTAATGATCAGACGTTTAATTTTCCCGTTAGCGAGATCATTAAATTTTTTATTAATAATTTTATGATGGGACCCCTCTATAAACTCAGGCCACACGTACTTAACAAAACTTAAAAAATTTTTTGTAATATTTGGTCGGGCTTCATCTAATGCTACACTACGCTCAAGTTCGATTAGATTAGCGGTTTCGTCTGGGGTCAAACCTTGATATTTTTTTTCTAAAATTTTTTTGTTAGGCATATCTACAATATGTTTTCAAAACTTATACCATAATCGTCTAAATCTTCAACTTTAGTCATGACTTAGGATCCCTTTTGTATTTAGGGGGGATTGCCTTTTTGTTTTGCGATCTAGAATGACTACCTGTCTGGTACCTCTATGGGTGGGCCCGCCAGGGAGGGGGTGGGCCCGCCCGGTATATCTAGAAAAATTTTTTTCTTGACACACTATATATAGTGTATGCAATTTTAGCTATGCAGTTTTTGCATAGGATGTTGTAGGATTTGTGGCTCATGCCTAAACCACAAACCCTAGCGAGATTAAATCAGAAAGGCATTTCCGATTGTTCTGTTTCTTTCACTTCATCATTTAGTACAAGTGGTTTATCAACTGCACTAAAACTAACTTCTTGTAAGTGGTAAGAAATTCTTTCCCTGTCCTCGTTCAATGTATCAAGAGCCAACAACTTCCTAACAGCAGTTGTTAGAGTGTACATCTTTCTATCGTGTATTCTATAACTGGGAATATCTAAAAAGATTTCTTTCTCAATTATAAAAAACTTTTTTTCATCTAAAGGTTTTGTCATATTATATTACTCCTAGTATGGTTAAAATAATGTAGCCATACAAAAGTACAGCTACATTAAAGATTGCTAATTGAATACTCACAGCTTGATACTCCAACTATCAGACGCAGTTCTGTATCCATCTTGATCAACATCAAAATAAGTCATTAACATACGACCACTTTTTGATATCCAATATCTGCACTTATCTGTCCACAATGCATTTCTTGTTATTGTTTTCTTATCACTTGCTGAAAAGTAAGTGATTTGAAAAGGTTTATTATTTATCATTTGTTTTCTCGCTTTCTATAACCTTAAGTGGTTATGGGATTAATATACATTAATCCCATAATTAAACAACAATTAATTTAGGTTATTTACTTTTTTTTCTTCTTGTTGCATATATGCAACACGTTCTGCTATCTTTTGCTCTCTAGTTTTTTCAGTATTTTTCATACCTTTTATTCTTTCAGCTAGATTTTTCGGATTATAAATAACAAGCCCTGTACTATTAGTTCTTATTATTTCGTGGTCAGTAATTTCAACGCCAAGTTCATTTGCTAACTCGATCGCCTCGTCTAACCATTTGTAGCCCTTTAATCCAATCTTGATTTCTTTCATTTGTTTCAATACTGAATTAATCCATTTTTCGTGAGCCACAACAAATTGACCTTTACTCGCTTTCCAAGAAACAAGAAAATTAAATTCTTGTTCAGTACAAGCAATAGACCTGTCACGACAATAATCACGACCAATTAAATCAAGTTGATATTTTTCGTTCCACTCTTTACCATACTTGGTTTCATTGTTTCTTCCACCACTCAATCCAAGATACTCATTGTTATTATCAACAAATTTTCTTTTATGTGGATTGTCGTCTTTGTCAGCTTGTTCAATTAAGATATCAGCATTACAATTTTCTTGTGCGTTTATCTCATCTCTAAACAAGGCAAAGCCATAACTACTATCACGATTAGAAGAATAATTATTATTAGTATCAATATCGCCATTTAATCTAAAATCAAAATGTTTTTCTATTGGTTTCTCAACCATTGATACATTTCCATTATAGTCTTTTTCTTCTGCTAGACCTTGATAGTGAAAATGGAAACAACTATCTTTTGCAATAGTTGAAACATTTTCAAACTTGTTTTGTAAGTAGTAAGCTTTCTCTACATCTTCTTCGGTATAGTGTCGTCTTACTATGTCTTTTGCAACTGACCAAGCTTTGTCATTTAGATCAACTTGTTCCCCTTTGAGAGTGTCGTACTTTTTCTTCTCTTGAGTATCTTCTTGAAATAAAGATTGCTTGATACGATTTGCAACTTTGTTTCGGTACTCTTGGTTTAGTCTTATTCTAGCCATTTGTCCTCTTTCTTTGTTAGTGTTTAATGTTTATCGGCTCGTGGGGTTTATTCAGATTGCCCCACGACACCTTTGCAAATTGTAAAATTGCTGAATTTATTTTTATTTGCATAAATATTCTTTTAAACTATTGACTTTTAAAGTCAAGGGATTATATAAGATATTATATTAATTTATAAAAACTTTAATATCAATTAAAGCAAACTTGCGAGAGGTAGTTCTAGTGTAGAACACTCGCAAGTTGCATAACAAGAAAGAGGACAAGATGACGAAAGAAGAAATAAGGGAAGAAATAAGGGCTATTCTTAAAGCCTTTCACTATGAAAGTGATACCGAAAATATGTCTAAAGATGTAGTAGTAGCTTTAGAAAATTTAGTGGGGGCTTTAAAATGACATTAAAATATTGCCAAAGTCATAAGTGCCATACTTATGATACAAAGGACAGGAAACGAGGCTCGAAAGATAATCGAGTTAATCAAACTAGAAGAAGATCAACCCTCTATTATGGAAAGG